TAGACTTTCCAATTAGGGTCAACAGTCTCCTGCTTTGCTGAGCATTCACTACAAGGACAGTCCTGAGAATCAAAACCTCCTAAGTAATGCTCAGTATGTAGTTCTAAATCTACATCACTATTACAACCATCAGAGCAGACTCCTTCGATGAAGCTGTATTCCTTGCATTGAATACAAAGTATAGCCTCGTCAAATCCTTTCGTTACTTCGTTGCTTGCGTTTGTGTTTTGGTTTGTGGCGTTTGCCATGATTGCAATCCTTTCGAGATTGATTGTTGTTAACTTGTGTTAACTTATCTCAAAGATACAGCAATCTAGCGATATGTCAAAAGGCCTTTGTTTACATGGCCTTTCAGCAAGTGCAAAAACGTAAAAAAAATATATAGCGGTTTAACGTCGGTTTAAACGTGCTTAGGATAGCGGTTATCTGTCGCCATTTATTCATATGTAGATAGCAATCGTACCGACAGAAAAACGATACTATATATAGATGTATTTCATCGCATCGAATCAACGTTATATATAGAGCAATCCGAAGTGGCATTCGTTGATCGTGGTTTGGTTGCTGTCCTGAACAATAACGCTAACGAACTTGATCAGTTCTTTTTGCTGTGAATATCGTGTTAGTTAGCCTCGCCGTGTCGCGACAAAGAAAAAGGATTCCCGTACGGGTCGAAGTCTTTCCTTCCCTGTCTTTACCATTGGGGGCCACCCAAAGATAATTCACGGAATCCCGAATGTTGGTACACTATGTATGTAGTGAAGGAGCGTATATGCCAAAGGGTAAAGCCACACCGCCGTATCGTAAACCGAAGAAGGGGTAGTTATGACTCAGGATGAATTGATTGAGTTACTCGACCCTACGCGTGACTATGGTGGGTACAGTCACGACACATTGATTGAAGCTATACGTGCAGGGAAGGTTGTGATTAAGCCTCCTGCCTATAAGAACGTCCCTATCTTAAGAAAGCAAGAGAACCATGCGTTAATTAAGGGGAGCGGGCGAGTGACGACAGTAGAGTCGTACACTAAGAACCCTCCTGCTACGAAGGCTCGGTTCATGGCTCGTGCTGTAGATGACTTTGATTCTGTCTATGAGTCTATGATTGAGTCTGCCAATAAGGGTGATGTAAGGGCACAGAAGCTCTTTATGGAGATGTTTGTTGGTAGACCTAAGGAAGCCACTGAGGCCTTGCAGAAGAACATGATGGACAAGTTGTTTGAAGCTGCGTTAGCACCAAAGGAACAAGTTATTGAAGTCGTACAGTCCTCCTAGTATCTGGCAGTTCATTAATGAAGGTGATCCATACGATGCTTGGGATTGGCAACGAGAGCATATCCACGAGCAATCAGACAAGAAACGCCTCATCCTAGCCTGTGGGCGTAGGGCTGGTAAGACTACCGCTATTAAAGCAGAGATAGTTCGAGAGGCCTTAAAGCCTAGAGATGTACAGTTTGGAGTGGCCCACGCACCGTACATCTACGTGATTGCACCCAACTATGAGTTGACTATGAAGGTTTGGGAGCCTGTATGGAACCTTTTTGTTGGTGACCATGCGCCATTACATGACTACTATGCCAACCATGACAAGACTAGAAAGCTCATTGAACTGGCTAATGGAGCGCGAATACAGGCTAAATCAGCTGATGACCCGACAGCCTTACAGGGCGATAGGGTCACTGCGGCCTTTGTAGACGAAGCTCACGACCTAAATCCTGAAGCATGGGCTAACTTTATGCCCGCTCTTGCTGACTCTGATGGCAGGTTAGTAGCTATTGGTATTGCTAGAGGGAAGGGAAACTTCCGTACCTATTGGAATGTAGGGCAGGAAGATGACCCCAGATACTACTCTGCATCAGTAACATCGCTTGCACATCCGAACATTGATGAAGAAGCATTGGATGAATTCAAGCGTGACCTCACAGAATCACAGTACCGACAGCAGTATCTTGCTGAATGGGTTGAAGATGATGGTCAGGTCTTTAGGAACTTAGACGATTGTTTTGATGGAGATTGGGAAGAACCTACTGACTCTCAGTACCTTATGGGGTTAGACTTAGGAAAGATTGAAGACTTCACTGTAGCCTACGTCATCGATATTAAGACGATGAGTATCGTAGCTAGGGATAGATTTAATGGACTGGACTACACATTACTTGGGCCACGCATTGCGTATCTGTACAAAAAATACAACTGCCAAACTATTCACCTTGATGGGACTGGGATTGGTGAGCCTGTGGCTGACATCCTACGCAGCGAAGGCTGTGCTGTTACATCGTTTAAGTTCACTAACCAATCGAAGGCTACACTTGTCTCCACACTCGCAGCAGAAATCGAACATGGGCGAGTTCATTTTCCCAAAAATGACGAAATACTTAAAAAAGAGTTAGAATTATTTGAAGGAGTTGTGTTAGCTGGTGGGTCCGTGAAGTATGGGCATCCCGTTGGGTATCACGATGACTCCGTAATGGCGGCAGGGTTAGCAGTAATGAAAGCTAAAAAACGAAATAGAACAGCATCGCAACTACGACAAAGAGATTACGTCACGTTTGGATAATGTATGGTTGAAGCAGACTTCATAAACAATTTTGATGATGACTTTAATCGGTTTACTCGTCTAAAGAACTACATCTTTCAAGGATACTTTAGTAAGTTGAGGGATGATAATGATTACTATAATGGTAATTACCCCAACATCGGTGAGATTATTCCCCGTGAATACCGCGAATCAGGCATGGGCGCAACGATTCCTCCGACTGCACGTAACGCAGTAGACAATGCCTCTGACCATATCCTTACGACACCTAAAATCTTTGTTCCTGCGAGACAAACAGAGAACGATCAACAAGCAGAACAGAACTTAGCTGAACGAAAGCGCCAGTTCCTAGCTTCTTTCTGGCACAACATAGAGACAGATTACGGTAATCCTTTAGCTATTGGAAGAAAAAAGCTAGTAAAAGATGGACGCATGGTGCTTAAAAAGGAATTACGGTGGGATTTAATACCAGACCCTCCAAGTGATACTGCATCATCAGGAGAAAAAAGAAAATTCCGTAATAGATTAAAGAAACTTACTCAGTCTCAGTTCTTGTGGAAGATATCTGTATTGCCTAACGAGACCGTTGTGCATGACATAGATAACCCTACTGACCCTAAGTATGTGTACGAATTTTACGAAGTATACCCTGACGAAGCTCGCCGAAGATATCCAGAACATGCAGATATGTGGATGGAAGATGGCTTAGAAAAGCTAGAGTTTGTTGAAATGTACACCAAACCACACGGAGATTCTCAAGGAGAACACAAGATGTGGGTACAAGGATCATTAGTCTTTGAGAATATGAACCCCTATTGTTGGGAAACGTCTGTATCTACTGACGATAAAAAAGATTATGACGGCTATATTCCGTACATTATTAGAGACTCTGGTTGGGGTGAGATAACCGCAGATAATGATCCTGCTGACAGATATGTAGGTATCCTGCGGTACATACACCCTGTACTACAGGCTGAAGCGCGTCAGCTTACAGCAGTCGATATTCAATTACGTTACTCTACCTTCGCTCCTGTGATCACCAGAAACATCATGGATGACAGTACGCCCATAGAGGTAGGGCCCGGCAAACGCATCAATCTAGTGGACGATCAGGACATTCAGTTTGTGAAGCTGCCTGAAGTCCCATTGTCTGCATTTCAGATGATGGATAAGGTGCACCAATATACGTCTGAGTTATCTAAACTTGGTACTCTTGGCGGTCAACCGCAACGTGGTGTGGAGTCTGCTACCGAAGCTGATCTCAATGTGCGTAACGCTGCCGTTAAATTGCAGAGTTGCGTAGCGTCATTACGAGCTTGTATTGCGATTGCCTCGCGGCAGGTATTCCAAGACATTCAATATATCTTAGAATCGCCTATCACTATTGCAGGAAGTACGCGTAGACAAGCCAGTGAGATTACTATTAAGCCAGCAGAAATAGATGATTATTATGCAGTAGATGTAGAGCTTCATACCTCTGATAGAGCGCAAATTGAGATGCGAGACATGATGGTTTGGTCTCAGTTATACCGTACATACAACGGAATGTTGAGTGCTGAGACTGCAATGGAGAACTCTGGTATTGAAAATCCTCAAGAAGAATTACTTAAGGCTTCAGTGAATACTTTGTTTATGTCTCCACAAGCGCAGCAGGTACGTACTATGATGATGCTTAAGGGACTACAGGGACAAGCAGCAGAAGTGTTACGAGCCTTCCAGCAGGACTTATTACAGCAGCAGCAAGGACCAGCACCTCAAGAGCAGATGAGTAGCACCGAAGAAATTACAATGGATGAGGTAGCTACTCCATCAGGCATACAGGAAAACGTAGCTATGGATAGACAAACTAACGTAGTGAATGAGATGAGATAATGTCAGGAGAACTAGCCGCATTGATGAGTGATGCAGCACGACAGGTGACTGTATTGAATGCGATGGCCTTAGAGCACATTGCAGATGCGTTCGCTACGCCTGAAGAAGCTACTGTGTTCTCAGCTACGTTTGATGAAATGGCAGAAATTTTTGCATCACATGGACATGGTGCTGATTTATATGATTGTACCGACCCGTTCTGTATGGAAGCTAAGATAGCTATTATTGAATCTGTACAGCAAATAATGAATCCTCCGCAACAGCAACAGCCACCACAAGGGCAACCGCCACAAGGATTTGCTCCACAACCGCAAATGATGGGATAACGTATGGCAACCTATACACCAGCACAGTTACAGGGCGCTATTGTTGGAGCAATTACTTCATGGGAAAAGGCTAATAATACGTCTATTGAAGATGCTTGGGGACTTAACAGGCGTGATATTGCACGTACTTTATACCAAATAGCGCAAGCTGAAAGCGGTGGCACTAACGCTGTAGGCGACACATATATTAAAAATGATGACCTTAATGCGTCATATAGTCCGTGGCAAATTAATAAACAGCATACAAACCAAGTTAAAACGGGCAAACAGTATGATCATACAAAGCTAACTAATAATCCACAGTATGCGGCTTTAGCTGCAATAGAAATTGCTAATGATGCTACGTCATCAACTGGTGATGAGTTTGCTCGATATTATCCGTGGACTAAGCATAGAATGACTAACCCTGATGATAAGGGACCATTTCTTTTTCAAAGAGGGAGTGACGCGCCTAATGATGGCGAACGCGCAACTGCTATAGAGGCATTTGAAAGTGGTGGGTCAACATGGGATAGCTTAGACTTTTCCAGTAGCACATATAGTGGGTATAACCCCGTTGCTGTAAGCGGAGCTGGTGATGTTACTAGCACTCTGTCGGGGGTTAAAGGCGGCGTGAAAACTGGGATAAAGGCTGGGATTAAGAGTGGCGAAGCACCACCTATTACTAATCCTACAGAATCCAATTCTAGCGTAGCAGCGCAGTTCA